AAGCACTAGCAAGATGTATTATCGTAGAGCAAATGCTCCGCATCTCTAAAAAGTATAGACCCGTATTAACGGTACACGATGCGATAGCATGTATAGCGCCTAAAGAGGAAGCCGACGAAGCCATGGCATACGTCATGGAGTGCATGAGTTGGACACCTGATTGGGCAGAGGGATTACCTGTTGCTTGTGAGGCAGGATATGGGAGAAGCTATGGAGACTGTTGATTGGTTGGATAAAGAAAAAGCGGCGGGTATGTTTCTCGTTGCTTGGGTAAAAGACTGGTCTTTAGTGAACCTCGTCCAAACATTAGCGCAGAAACACGTTAACAATATAGACGAGGAATTTGTTAAAGAAGTCCATAAGCAATACCCGTTTATGCCGTCTCAGCTAGATTTATATTTTCAGCCATATAGAAAGCATACTAAGTTTAGCTACACTAAACGTTTCATAAGTGATAACTACCCTAAACTTAATGATGCGCTTTATGAGGCTAAAGATAATAAAGAAATCTTGGAGTTAAAACCTAGGGTCTTGCGATTGGTATGCCCTAACATAAACCGTAAAGCTAAGTTTTCAAAAGAGGAGTCGGAGCAAGGTAAAAAAGAACGTAGAGCGGAACGAGCCATTCAAGAATCTTATTTCATATCTAGAAGGGCGTTTACGCAGGGGCATGGTAAATACGGTTGGAAAACAGTTAAATAAGGAAATTAAAATGGAATACTCAGAATTTTATTTACACGCATTAAAAGAAATCAAACTTGCTAATGACGCTTTAGTAGCGGGCAAGTTCCAAAAAGCATACGACCACTGCCAAAACGCTCAGGTAGAATTACGCCTGATGTCAGGTGCAGTTAAAACTTGGATTCCAACAGAGGACAAATAATATGCCCGCATGGTCTTACAGTAGTATCACTTTATTCGAACAGTGCCCTAAAAAGTATTACCACCTACGTGTGGCGAAAGATATTGTCGAGCCTGAATCTGAGCAGATGAACTACGGTAAAGACCTGCATCTAGCGGCTGAAGAACATATACGTGACGGCAAACCATTACCTGAAAAGTATGCGTTTATTCAGCCTATGTTAGATAAGCTTAAGAAAATCCCAGGCGAAAAGCTTTGTGAAAACAAACTTGCGGTTAAGTTAACCGCCGATAAACGGTTAGTACCTTGTGACTTCTTTGACAAAGACACCTATTGGCGTGGTATTGCCGACCTTATTATCCTAGACCGTGAAAACCAAGAGGCTAGAGTAATTGACTATAAGACAGGTAAAAGCGCTAAATACGCTGATACAAAGCAATTAAAGCTACTAGCTGCGGCGGTGTTCTTGCACCACCCTGAGATTAAGGTTATCAAGGCTGGCTTATTATTCGTTGTATCTCAAGAGTTTATCAAAGAAGAATATGATACTCATTTTCGTTTAGCCTATTTTGAACAGTTTAGACCACTTGTTCAACAGTTAGAAGACTGCCATAATAATGGGGTGTGGAACCCGAAACGTAACTTTAGTTGCAAAGCGTGGTGCCCAGTGCAAAGTTGTGCCCATAATGGAAGGACATAGTATGCCGTATGTAAATAAAAAACGCCCTTATAAAAAAGAATATCAGCAACAATTAGCTCGTGGTGAACAAGAATCACGTAACGCTCGTGAACGTGCCCGCTATGCAATAGATAAGACTGGCGCAGATAAGAACCACAACGGCAAAGCTGACCGTCGTGAAGGTAAAGATATTGAACACGTGGTGCCTTTAAGCAAAGGTGGCACGAATAAAAAAGGTAACTTGCGTATTGAGAGCCAACATCAGAATAGGTCTTTCAGTCGTAATAGTGACCATACAGTAAAAGTTAATAAGGCTAAGCCTAAGAAAAAATAGTTTATATGACTCGACTACAGGATAAGGTGTGAGTGCCTAGCTAGTCGGGGGTTTAGTTGACCCTTCATGAGTAAACCACATCAGTTAACGATAGGTCTTTGATGGTGCATGACAATGCTTGCATTGGCCTCCAACCTCCTTTCCGCCTAGGCGTTAACTGACAATCGGGAAAGACCGATACTAATTTTAAAAGCTTGATACGGACACCGTATTCAGGCTGTTTTGCATCGGAGAGTGTATGACGATTGATGAGTTTGAGAAGGTACTTGAGGTTAGTGGTATATACATAGTAGCTAGGAGAGATTGGCGCAAACAGGTATATGACGCCTTTTTAAATCAAGATAAGCTTGTGTTTGCTCCTAGGTCTCCAATATTTACAGGGCATACAAAAAAAGCCGTACTTAAAAAACTAAAAGATTGGTACCACTACGAGGGACGTAAAAATGCAAATCGTTGATAACAGAGGATTACTTTTAAAGGTTCGTGACCACACACGTATAACAAATGTTATACCTAAGAGCAAAGTAATTGCAGACCATGGCGACCATTCAGAAGTATTAGTTCATTGGGGTCTAGAAGAATCTCAGGTTCTTAAAAACCTTAAAGTAAAAAACATTCCTAGTCCCATATTGGGACATTACCAATGGACTGGTTTACACAAACCGTTTGACCACCAGAAAGATACCGCATCATTCCTAACGCTACATAGACGTGCATTCTGCTTTAATGAACAGGGAACTGGTAAGACTGCTTCTGTTATATGGGCGGCTGACTACCTCATGAAACTTGGTTTAGTTAAACGTGTGTTGGTTATTTGCCCACTATCTATTATGGACTCCGCATGGCGTGCAGATTTGTTTACGTTTGCTATCCACCGCACAGTAGATGTAGCTTATGGTGCACGTGAAAAGCGTAAGAAGATTATTGCCCAAGGTGCTGAGTTCACCATTATTAACTTCGATGGTTTAGAAATTGTTGAAGACGAAATTGATGCGGCTGACTTTGACCTGATTGTTGTTGATGAAGCCAATGCTTACAAGAACCCTACAACCAAGCGCTGGAAAGTATTAAACAAGCTAGTCAAGCCGCATACATGGTTATGGATGCTAACAGGTACACCAGCTTCTCAGTCGCCAGTCGATGCGTATGGTATTGCTAAGCTTGTAAATCCTAGCGGAGTGCCTAAGTTTTACTCACACTTCCGTGACCAAGTAATGCAGAAGATTACTATGTTTAAATGGGTACCACGCCCCGATTCAGATTCCATAGTGCACAAGGCTTTACAACCTGCTATCCGTTATACCAAAGAAGAATGTTTAGATTTGCCTGAGCTTACGTTCTCAACGCGGGACGTTCCTTTAACACCACAGCAAAACAAGTATTACGAAAAGCTTAAACAGGATATGTTAGTCCGAGCCGCAGGTGAGGAAATCACTACAGTTAATGCGGCAGCTGCTATGAATAAGTTACTACAACTATCGGCAGGTGCAGTGTATTCTGATACAGGTGAGGTTATTGAGTTCGATGCTAGCAACCGTATTGCGGTTCTAAAAGAAGTTATTGACGAGGCTAGCCATAAGGTGCTTGTGTTTGTACCGTATCGTCACGCTATACAGATTGTTTCTGATGAGCTTATCAAGGCAGGTTACACAACAGATATTATTAGCGGTGAGGTGCCAGTCAATAAACGTACTGAAATCTTTAAACGATTCCAAGAAACACCTAATCCAAGGGTATTGGTAATACAACCACAATCTGCTTCTCATGGCGTAACACTTCATGCGGCTAACACAATCGTCTACTGGAGCCCAGTTATGTCTGTGGAAACATATTTACAGGCAAATGCCCGTGTTCATAGAGCAGGTCAAAAGAACCCAAGTACGGTAATACACCTACAAGGTTCGTCCGTAGAAAAGCGTATGTATAAGATGTTGCAGGAGAAAGTCGATGTTCATACTAAAATTGTTGACCTATACGGGGAACTACTTAGTTGACATTGTTAACCAACGGTATATAATCAAAATAAACAAGTAAGAAAAAGGAGCTGTAAATGACTAACCAATTAAAAGCTGACAGGCTTGCCCTAGCGTATATAAAGATGCGGGATAAGAAAGCCGAGATTGCTAAAGCATATGAAGCTGAAGATGCCAAAATCCAAGAGCAAATGGATATGGTAGAAGCCGAGCTTACAAAGATGTGTCAAGAATTAGGTGCTGATAGTATTAGGACACCTTATGGTACGGTCTATCGTAGTGTAAGGACACAGTATCAAGTAAACGACTGGGATAGTATGTATAAGTTCGTATTAGAACATAACATTCCGCAGGTTTTATTCAAGCGCATAAGCACTACTAATATGAAACAATTTTTAGATGAAAACCCAAACCTGATGCCTATCGGTATGAATATCGACAATAGGTACACAGTTACTATAAGGAGAAGTAAATAATGGAAACAATCCCATTGACAGTTGAAGAAGTTGCGAAGATACTCCGTGTCTCTCGCCAAACAATTTATGTGCTATGCCGAGAAGGTAAACTACCACATTTCAAAGTTGGCACAAAACTACGTTTCAAGAGAGCTGACATTGAAGCGATTTGTAACACAACGTCAGCAACAAACTAAGGAGTAGTAAACATGGCTAATGAACTAAGCTTATTAAATGGTAACTTACCTGCACACTTACGTGGTGGGTTAGATGAAACAACTAAAGCCCTTATGGGTGGTGCGGCTACTAGCGGTGGCAGTAACGTAAAACGCATTTCTATCAAGGGTTCTGTATTCCGCATGATGGTAGAAGGCAAAGAAGTTGCTAAGAACGAAGACCGTGCGATGAACGTAATCATCGTTGGTGCAGGTCAATACAACTCACGTCACTACTACGAAGGTACTTTCAGCGAAGGTCAAGGCGCTAAGATGCCTGATTGTTTCTCTGATGATGGTATCAAGCCAAGCCCAAGAGCTACAAATAAACAATGCGAAACTTGCAAAGACTGCCCACAAAATATTGCGGGTTCAGCACCAGGCAGCACAACTGCACGTGCATGTAAGTTCTCACGTCGTTTAGCAGTGGTTCTTGAGAACGACCAACAAGGTGATGTATTCCAATTAACTCTACCTGCCCAATCAATCTTTGGTAAGGCTGAAAACGGTAAGATGCCTTTGGAAGCATACGTGCGCTTATTAGGTTCAAATAATGTGTCAGTTACAAGCGTAGTTACAGAAATGCGTTTTGACACAGATAGCGCCACACCAAAACTTACTTTCAAGGCTCTACGTTATCTAGAGGCTGACGAGTTTGCCAATGCACAAGCTAAGAGTAAAACTCCTGAAGCTAAAGCTGCTATTGGTGCAACAGTTGGTGAACTAGATAAGCCATTACCTAAACCAGTAGCCGAAGCTAAACCTGCTCCTCAAGCAGTTAAAGCGGAAGCTGAAGAAGTTAGTGAACCAGTAAAGCGCCCTGCTAAGAAAGAAGCAGACGCTCCAAAAGACATTAACTCTGTTTTAGACGACTGGGCTTAAGAAAGGTGGGGGGTTCGCCCCCCTTCAAATATGATTGGTTATTCACAACAACTAGTAAAAGCTAACAAGAAGGCAAACCAAAAGTTACATGGTGTGCAACTTGGAAGGTACTGCATTAAGCAAGGCATACCTGTTGCGTTAGTAGCTTATTCATTCGGTGTATCGAGGACAGCTGTATACGCATGGTTCAAAGGCGAGAGCGAGATGTCAGACGCTCACTTTGCGATTGCACGTAAGTTTTATATAAAGACGGCGTAAGCCAACTGGAGTGCTAGGTGCCACTAGCATAACAGGATTATTGTCGGCGGAATTAGAGGAATAAGCATGACCTCATGGAGTTCTTTTCTCTCATTAGTGTTGCCTGAAGAAGGTATTGGGCACTACTGTATCGGGAGTTACAAAAAAGGAACAAACCCACGCCAAGATTTTGCGGAAACGATTGTAGGTGCTGAAAAATTAATTCAAAGTGTGCTTGACGAAAAGCGTGACGTGTACTTTGGTGTATCAAAATTCATTACCAACGAGAACAGAAAAGCAATAAATGCGGGCTGGGTAAAAGCGTTCTATCTAGATTTAGATTGCGGTAAAAAATATGCTGATGAAGGTAAGGGTTACCTAACTCAGACAGAAGCATTAGTAGAATTAAAAAGATTTTGCGAGGAGCTAAAACTTCCTAGACCTAATATTGTTAGCTCAGGCAACGGTATCCATGTGTCATGGGCTTTGACAGAGACCCTTTTAAATAATGATTGGAAAGCCACTGCTGAGTTGCTAAAGCGCCAAGCTATACAACACAAGCTATTGACTGACCCTTCTAAGGTTACTGACCTTGCTATGGTGTTGCGTGTCCCTGATACGCTTAACTTTAAAACTGACCCACCTAAAGAAGTTGCATGGATTAAAAAGGCTGAGCCGATTGACCCAACAGCTTTTAAACGTCTTATTTCTGTAGGGTTAGAAGATTTAGGTTTGGATTTAGCCAAGGCACCACGCCGTCCTATGGATGAAACTACCCGTGCATTATTGGGTAATAGTGTGTCTAACTTTGGCGACATCATGAAGTCGAATAGTTGCGCTCAACTAACGCACATTTATAAGAATCAACACTCGATTGAAGAACCTTTATGGCGTGCAGGGTTAGCTATTGCTCAGGTTTGTGAAGACCGTGACACAGCTATTCATAGGCTATCGGATAAACACCCTAACTATTCGGCTAAAGAAACTGAAGAAAAAGCTAACGCTACGGGTGGTCCATACAAGTGCACTACTATCGAGATGCTTAACCCAGGTGGTTGTGATGGTTGCCCTAACAAGGGTCAGATTACTTCGCCTGTGCAGTTGTCTAAAAAGATTGTGAAGGCTACTGGGGAAGACAATATCGTAACTATGCCAAGCGTAGCTATCGGTAAAGAAATTACGTATAAGATTCCTGAGTTCCCTGAGCCGTACTTCCGTGGTAAAAACGGCGGCATCTATAAGATGGGTTACGTCGACGAAGAAACAGGTGACGTTAAAGAAAAAGACAGGCTCATCTACAAGTACGACTTCTATGTGGTGAAACGTATGGAAGATACTGAGTTAGGTGCCATGGTGTGGTTACGTTTGCACACACCAAAAGATGGTGTTAAAGAGTTTGCCTTACCTGCGACTAGCATTATGGCGTCTGATGAGTTTAAAAAAATTGTTGCTAAGCAAGGTGTTATTGGCAACGCAAAACAAATGCAGGAGATTATGGAATACATAACTAAATTTGCAGCTGAGCTACAAGACCGTGAAGAAGCTGAGAAAATGCGTAATCAGTTCGGTTGGTGTGATAACGACACTAAGTTCATTATTGCTGACCGTGAGATTTCTATTGATGGTATTAACTACTCACCACCTTCTAACCAAACCTTGGTATCTGTACCGCACTTCAAGCCGTCAGAAAAAGGCACCTTGGACAAGTGGAAAGAAGTTGTTGAGGTGTATTCACGACCAGGTAATGAAGCACGTGCCTTCTTGTTCTTTGCAGGATTGGGCGCACCGTTACTGAAGTTTACTAACCAAAAGGGTTTGATTTTCTCTATTACTGAGAACGAATCAGGTACAGGTAAAACTACGGTTCAGCGCGTTATCAATAGTATCTATGGTCATCCGACTGATTTGATGTTGATTAAGCGTGATACATTAAAGTCTCAGTTCCACCAAATGGGTGTGCACTGTAACCTACCAATTTGTATTGACGAGATTACGGCTATGTCTAACGAGGCTGCGTCTGAGATTGCTTATGCGATTTCACAAGGGCGTACTAATAACCGTATGAAGTCAAACTCAAATGAGTTGCGTATAAACAACACTACGTGGTCTTTGCCTTGCTTCATGTCAGGTAACGATTCTATGCACGAAAAGATTGCGGCGTTGAAGGCTACGCCTGAATCAGAGCAATTACGTATTGTTGAGGTGGAGATTAGTGCAGACCATAGCATGTCTAAGGAAGAATCTGACGAGCTATTTGACCACGTGCTTATGGCTAATTATGGCTTTGCGGCTGACATCCTGCTACAACATTATGTTTCATATCTACCTGAAACGATTGAGCTTTTGCGTAAAACACAGAAGGCTTTCGACAAAGATGCTAGCTTGTCTCAAAAGCAACGCTTCTATTCAGCAGGTGCGGCTATGGCTTTCGCAGGTGGTTTAGTTGCTAAACAACTAGGGCTACATAACATTGATACAGAGCGTGTATGGAAGTGGGCAATTAAACACTTCAGCGATTTGAAGGAAAGCGTCAAACCTGCAACTCGTGACCCATTGACTACTCTAGGTCAATACTTGAATACACATAACCGTAATGTATTGATTGTGGATTCTACAAGCGACAAGCGTACTGGTTTGTTAAAGGCACCTTTAAGAGAACCGTTTGGCGATTTGCGTATTCGTTATGAGCCCGATACAAGGCACCTATTTATTGACCACGACCACCTACAAGCATGGTGTGTGGAAAGACAGATTTCTTTCAAAGGAACTGTGAAGGCGCTTAAGGATATGGCTAATGGCGAGATTACTAAGAAAGCTATGGCTAAGGGTACAGCCCTCAGTTCACCTGCTGTAGCGGTAATTAAGATTGATGACAACCTTCTCAACCTAGTGGACGTGGAGGCTATCAAACAGGCACCAGTTGATGATAAGTAATGAGGGTATCCCAGTAGTAATCGAATGGCACAAGATGAGGCTGGGAACTTCTTTTTTCATCCCTGCGTTGGATACCGAGCCATTAATTAAACAGGTAGTTAGTGCTGGTAAACAACGTGGTGTAAAGCTAGTGTATAAGGAAGTAGTAGAAAATGGCTATATAGGCATAAGATTCTGGCGCAAAGAGTAATTTTGCGTTATGCTTCGCCTGTAAACCCCTCTGTTTACATCTCCTTGTCACGAAAGTGATTTTGTGCCCCGCCTAGTGCGGGGCTTTTTTATTCGTAGATTGCTTGCCTAATCTTTGCGATATTGGCAGACATCTTAGAGCGGGCTTCATCAATACGCTTTAGCTCAGCTTGCTTACGCTCAGCAGACATACGAGACTCAGGCATTTCACGAACGGCTTGTTCATGTTGCTTAAGCTTCAATAACTGATTGCTAAGAGCTTGTACAGAGTTCTTATAACGTAGTTCTTTAGCATGTTCTTGGGCATACGCCTGACGTTCTTCTCTAGGTGCATACTTCATACTACTGAATGTAGCCGCCGCCTTATTCACATCACGAGCAACTTCATAGAAGTCCGATAACACAGCAGTGTTTTCTTCCTTGCTCATAAACCCACTCATATTAGGGAACGAACTTAGCATTTGACCTACAGTCATTTCAGGTCTAGGTGCACCACCACGAGCAGCATTGATTGCATCATTAGTTGCCAAGGCACCAAGAGTAACTGCGCTACCAAAGTAACCACGTAGGAAGTGGTCAATCATCAACGGAGACATACCTGTCATAGAACCAAAAGCTTTAGCAAGCTCGGTAGTATTCTTGTTGTATTGCTTGTCAGCATCTAGACGACGCATAGTCGCATTAACGATTTCACGGTCTTGGAAGAAGTCGTGATTAGTTGCAATCTCAATGACTGGTCTAACGATTTGTGGGATACCTTCAGATGGCGGTGTAATGAGACTCATTACAGCACGCTTCATAGCATCTTTAAACATCTTACTGTCAGTTGTACCTTTATCAGACATCATCTGATATGTATACTCGCTAACAATCTTAGGTAGGGCGAATACGTCTGAACGTACTGGAATACCCATACCGCCTGTACCAGGAATCATCCACATACGGTCACGAGATACACGGTTCTTCTTGAGGTAATCTTCGTCGTCACCGATTGCCATTGAATACAACATGCTTAATACAGCAACTTTAGCTGTAGTAGCTAGTAATACTTTCTCAGCGGCTAGGCGTTCTTGTGGAGAAATACCACGACCTGTTAGGGTTTTAACCGCTACGCTAGTAACCTGCATATACGCATTGAAGAACGGTACGATACGGCTTAAGAACTGAACACGTGGGTCACCGCTTATACGACGGAAGTTAACGATTTCAGCTGCCTTCTCCATAGCTTCTGCGTGGCTAAGACCTTCTTTAATAGCTTGGTTATAAACACCCTGACGGATTACGTTATCTGATGCAGATGATAAACGGTCTAGCATAGACATAGTCTTGCGCCATTTAGATGGTTCGTTTAGGTTCAAACGTTGACCAAGAGCATCAGCCTCATTCATAGCTGAGTAATCATGTGTTTCTAAAATACCAGCGGCTTTAAGAGCTTCACGAGTTGTGCTTTCACCCCTTGCAGTAGCCGATACTTCTTTAGCAATTTCTTTTAACAAAGCAAACGGATGCTTCAAACCTGAAGTAAACATCGCTGTATAAGAGTCGCTGAATAACTGAGCTGCTGAGAATAATGGGTTACGTGTAATCAAATGACGTAGGTTATTCGTAACTGCTACGGCTGCACCAATACCTGGGAACACAATAGGTTCCATACCTGTAAAGGCTTGTGCAATAGCTGGGTCAGCTACATGATAGTCACGCTTCACACCGTCACGATATACCGTAAATGTATTTGGACCTTTACCTTCACCTACTTCATCAGGAAGTACAGCTTTGTATTGGTCTAACATAACCTGTAACTGTTTATTACTAATACCGCGTGCGATTGACCACTGCATCCACTGATACATGTTTTCGATTGGGTCATTAACTTCTAACTGACTACCCTTCATGCGGTGGTCCTGCATAGACTCACGGATACCACGAGCCATAACTTGTGGACCAGCTGCCTTTTCTTCACCAATATCACGGAAGAACGGTACATATGCAGCTTCATCTAGCCACTTCTCAGCTTGTTCTTGGGTCTTAACCCCAGTATCTACAAGTAAATTCACCACACGCTCACGCATAGTGTTCCAAACATCAGTACCCTGCTTAATTTCAGGATAAGCGTTATAGAGTTCCATACCTGCAGCTACCTGCTCAGGAGTCTTGTGCTGAACTTTGCCAGACAATTCTTGTTGCTTATCTTCTAAAGCTTGGATTAAAGCTTTCTTCGTAGCACGTTGCTTAGGGTCTTTGATAGTTTTTAGTGCCGCTTCTGCTTGTGCAAGGTCAGCTGTAGTCTTATTTAACTCAGCATACATACCGTTTAGGCGGTTAGCTTCATAGGCAGCACCCATGATTTGACGGGCACGGTTAGGTTCAACACCTAGTTTGTCAGCCAATGAACGGATTAAACCTTCAAAAGCCTTCATGTTTACTTCATCTTCTACCGCAGTCCAACGATTAGTTGCTGAATCGTAGTCGTAGTTACCCTTATCAATAATCTGATTAGCCAAGTTACCACGGTGCAAAGCCTGAGAGATACTAATACGGATTAGTGCTTGCTTAGCTTGCTCAAGAGTCTTGTCACCCTTCTTAACTAAATCCATAAAGTGGTTGTACAAACGGTTATTAAACGCTTGGTCAAATGAAGCGATGTTCTGACCTTTACCGAATGTAGCTGCTACACGGCTTTGGTTTTGTTCGTAGCTAGCTTCCCAAGCATCTTTAGCTTTATTAAAGCTATCTTTCTTCTGCTGTATGTAACTTGATGGTTTACCAGCTTCGGCTTTTCCACCAAATGCACTCATTAATTGCTCAGCTTGCTGACCTGCAGAAGTTCTTTCAACTCTAGCAATCTCAGGTTCAATCTGTTGGCGCACTCCACCCTGCACATCCTCTTGCGTCTTACGACCAGTAGATAGGGCTTGCTCTGTGCTAACCAATGCGGCAGTTAAAGAATCAATATCTGTAGCACTGAAACTATCAGGCACAATACCTAATAAGCGTAGAACTGCACGACCAAACTCTGTAAATACGTTGGTCTTTCTGTAAGGCGTATTGCGTAAATCATTTTGGAAGTCTGGGTTAGACATAACCTCTGAGGCAAACTCAGATAAGTCTTTCATACCATACTTGTTTACCAAGTCAGGACGCTTGTTCTTAACGTGGTTGTAAATATCTTTTAGGTTCTTTAGCTTAGGGTTTCCACCTAGACCTTTAGCTTCACGAGCTTCTGATGTTTTAATCATCACGTGCAAGAATCCATGCACAGTTTCATGTAGCACTGTGTGAGAATCTACGTTTCCTGAAGTAATCTGTACCGTGTCAGTATTTGGGTCATACTGCGCAGGGTATCCACCTGTAACCTCTGGAGATACGATTTCGACTTTAGGTAAGGTCTTAGCTTGTAATAAACGCTTAGCAACTAAATTATCTAGCTGAGTAAACTGTTTACTTGTAGCAATCTCTTGCAAAGCGCCTTTAAGGTCACCCTGCGTAATACGGTCTGCCAATGTAATAGTAGACTTGCCTTGTAGCTCACCTTCTAATTTAGCATCTAGGCGCTTTAACAACTCATCAGTAGTTTCTTCTACCTTAACACGCTTAGTCTTTTCAGCTTTTAACTTAGCTTTACCTTCAGGCGCAAGTTGCTGCGCCATCTGACCAAATGCACCTAGTGCACCCGGTTTAGCGCTTGGTTGTACTCTAGTTCCTGCAGCAGGTCTTCCAACATCTGTGACAGGGCTAGCCAATCCTGGAGCTGTAGGTGCTGTAGTTCCTGTGGAGGTTCGCTGTTCTCCACTAGGCAGTTGAACGCTAGGCTCACTTGTTCTGGTTCCAACATCAGGTACCGTTC